GCGCCATCTGCGGCAGCTCTCGGTAGGCGGCTTGCACGGCGCTGCGAGCCATCCGCTTGTTCCGTTCGGTGGGATCGATGTCGAACAGATCAAGCAGCCGGTCGACGGCGTCGCGATAGGTGCGAACGGTGGCACTCATTGGTTAGTCCCGCTTTTTCGAGCCATGCTTGTCGACGATCCGTTCCCGCAATTCGCGCCGGGCCTTGGGGCTCTTCGCGACCTTGGCGTTCAGCGACGGGTCTTCCGCCCGATAGTTGGCTTCCAGTCGATCGACGATGTCGGACGCCAGCCGCGTTCGCTTGGGCTTCTCGGGCACAATCCCCTGATGCTCGACGGCTCCCGTCACCGTAAGGTTGCGTGCGCGGGCAATCGCTTTCACGTCGTCCACCGACGACACCCAAGCGGCTGGATCGTCCGGCCTTCCCAGTCCGCCTTTGAAGCATTTGCCCTGCGTGGCGATACCGGCTTTCCTGGCCGTCTCCAAAATCGTCGAACGGCTGGCATCGCTCATGCCGCTCATCTGCCGCGAAAAGCCTTCCGTGAACGCCCTGTCCGTTCCCTTGCTCCCTGGCGGTCGACGCAACGCGCACATGGCCGCGAACTCGGCGGTCTCGCCCTTCCTGCGAATGCTGCGATAGACACGCAAGGCTTGCGGTCCAGCCGCCTTGACCTGGTCTTCAAGCATTCGCTGCCTTGTCTTTGCCGGAATCGATCTCACTTTTTGGCTCCTATCTTCTTGGCCGCCTTGGCTTTCTCGCTCGCTACGCGTAGATCAAGCTCATGCCTCTCGCTACGCTGGGCCATCTCCTGCTCGTGGCGCTGTTGGTCCATCGCGAGGCGAGCCTCTTCAGCCTGTAGCTTTTGCTCCGCTTGCTGAGCCTGGGCTTCGGCGGCCGGATCGACGGGCGGTGGAGCGTTGGGGTCGACAGGCGGAGGCTCCGGCATTCGCACCATGAACGGCTGCGGATCGAGGTCGAGCGCCTTCGCCATCTCGGTCATGTAGGCGTTGTACGGATCGAGCATTCCCTGGGCGGCGAACTGCTGCATCACCGGCAACGCGTATTGGCCAAACTCCTGGAGCTGGGCCACTCGGCCGGCCTTGTTCGGCTTGCGCGTCGAGCCCGCTTCGATACGGAACGCATACTCGTTGACCACCGTGTTCGGATCGGTGGAATCCACATGCTGATCCCATAACGCCGCTCCCAGCGGACCAAGCACAAGCCCGACGTCCTCTCCGCCAAGGTGATAGCGGGCAGCCTGCGCTTCCTTCAGCACGGATAGCGACACCCAATCCTCGACGTTGTTCGCCATGTCGTCGGGGCGGATGGTGATTTGCTCGCTCTTCAGGTCGGCCTCCGCAGCCGTTCTGATCTGCTTGGCGCTCATGCCGTACAACAGCTCGGTGAGGCCAAGCCGCTTGTCGATCTTCTCGTCGACGGCCGCGATGACATTCCAGATGTCACCCGGAAATGGCGGGGCCTGGATGAACGTCAGCAGTTCGCTTGGCTTGATGCCCAAGAGGTCGGACAGTTCGATCGTCGTGAACGGCGCGTCTCCGCCGGCCAGTTGCTTTTGGATTTCCGCGCCGGCCGCCTTAGCTCGCACCAGCAGCGTTTGGCACGCGGACGCCGCCTTGTCGGCCAAGAAGCTCATGCACCAGTTGATGAACTTCATCTCGCCCGCGACGCTCTTGAACAGCGACACCGGCCACACGCATCCCGGCTTGTCGTAAAACCGCAGCTCGGCGAACGGCCACGCCAGCGGCTTGTTCATTTCCTGCCAGAACGGGCAATCCCACTGGGCGGCCATGAACGCCGCTTCCTGGTCCTGGAGAATCCATGGCGGCAGATTGAGCGGATAGGGAATGCCCTTCGCCACGACGAGATGGCAATAGCGTCCCAGCCACGACGCGTCGTACGCCGTCCGTGGATTGTTGGCCGCTTTCCCATTCCGATCGGGCTCGCCCTTGAGCAGGTTGCCGAACCCGTTCTTCGAGTAGATCCGGTAGCCTTCGATGAGATCGAAGCTGCGTCCGCGTCCATCGTCCTTGCGACGCTGCTTGCCGCGACCGGATTCCGCTTGGTGCTCGAACGATTCGATGTGGCCTCGCAGCGAGCCGGCTGGTAGCTGGTATTTCTCCTCGACGACGTTCAGCGGCAGGATGAAACGCTCCGCCATCCACTGGACGTCCTCTTCGTATTCGGCATCCGGGTCTTTGAGGATGTCGTCGGAGGACACGTAGACGCTGCGGGGAAACCGGATTCCGCTTGCCTCGGCCGTGTCGATCGTCGTCTTCAAATAGCCCGCCCCGGTGATGAGCGCGTCGGTGATCGCGCGGCGGGTTTGCCGCTTCTTATCGCCAACCCGCTGCACCCAGTTGAGATAGGCTTGGTAGCAACGCGATATCGATACCCGGTCGGTGGCCAAAGCCGCCTGAGCGCCGGCCGCCTGGGAGTAGCTTTGCAGAGCGTACAGCGTGTCGGGGTCGATCGCTTCCGGCGGCAGGTTGAACGCTTCCGGGTCGAGCCCAAACGATTCTGGTCCGAACTCCGGGCTTTCCAGCGGCGTGCATTGGATGGTCGGATTGCGGAAGTACATCGCCGGCCCGTACAACGCCACCGCCTCGAACATGCGGTTGTAGGTCATGCGGAACGTCGGCTTCCACGAATTCCCCTCGGCGGCGAGAAACGACGCTGGGCCAGTGCGCGACGAAGCTTCGTCCCACATGAAGTCGTGGGAGCCGTCGAAGAACTTCTTCGCTTCCGACGACCATTTTCCAAACTTGTCCCACTTGTCCTTCTGCGCGAGGTCGATCTTCTGTAACCACGCATAGACAAAGGGATAGAGCGGATTGTCGGTCCCAACGTCGCCTTGCGACATGGCTTACCTCGCGGACGCCGTTTGGTTTAGGAAATGTTCCGCGTCATGCTTGGCGAGCGTTTGCCAATTGGGGTGGCCCGCGTCCTTGCATCGCTTCCGCAAGTCCCAGAGCGACTGCATGGCGGAGCTACGCGCCGGCGATTCTCGGGAGAGCGAGTCATCGGCCGGCTGCGCCTCGATCCGCTCGATAGCCTCCATGACGCGGGCCAATCGCAGGTCGGTTTCCGAGAACTCCCAGCATCCATCGGCTCGCTGTTCGTTGTTCTGCCGCAATCGCGGATCGGATGCGTGCTTGACGCCTTGATGGCCGAAAGCACCCACCTCCCACACCGCGATGCTGGCATGGCGAACGCTTGTCACGATCGCCGCCCTTGCTTGCCGTTCCTCCACCACGCCGCGTGGATACCACAGCACGATTTGACCGACGTGCGTCTGCGGCATCCGAAACTTGGTGATTTCTTCCGGCGACACAAACTCTTCTTGCGCTGGCATGGATTGCCCCTATGGTCCAAGGTTCACTGTCTTGCCGTCCGTCGCGGCTTTTTTCCCCTGCTGCCATTGCTGCCATGCTTTGCGCATCGCGCGAATGGCCGCTCCGCCCGACGACTTCATCACCAGCGACTTGGGCTGGATGTACGGCAGGCCATGGGCGAAACCCATCTCGACCGTGTCGATGGCGTGAATGTTGCGGCGTTCGCCTTCGTCCAGCGGCGTCATCACGCCAGCCACGTTGGCGACCTTCTTTTTGAAACGCTTGAATTCGGCGACCGTTTGCGGGCACCTGGCCGCGACAATCAAGAACTCGGTGGTGCCGTCGCGGCGAATGCTCATCGCCTCCCGCAACCGCATGGTGCGTCCACCGACATCAGCCGAACCGGCGATAAACCCGTGCCTCGTCGCGATGCTTTGCACGCCGAGATTGCGAAGCTCGCTTTCATACTGCTTGACCGGATGCAAACCGCTGCCGATCTCGCGAAGCTTGCCGCCGTGCATGTCGATGATGAACGCCTGGAAAGACTTGTCCATCACCTTATGGGCCATGTGCTCCGCGAAAATGCGGGCGGTGCATTGCCGCAGGTAAAGCTCGTCGTAAATCACCTTGAAGTTGCCAAGGTCGGGCGGCGGCACCGCGATGAACGTGACGGCGCACACCGTATGCCCTGGATCGACGACGGCATACCGGCACCATTCATCGGGCGGCTCGCCTTCACGGCTGGAAAGCACAGCCTGAATGGGCGTCCTCGGCTCGTCGTGCTTGATCGCGTTGTGAATGTTCGGGCTGAAGGTCGGGTACATGAGCACGCCGTCGAGCACAATCTCGCCCAACATGCGTTGACGCCATATATCTATCCCCAGGCTCTTGAGGATGATCTCGTTGGCCTTCTTCGACTCTTTCGGGTAGTAGGGGTTGTCGTAGGCCGTGGCGCGGATGACTTCCGTGTTCTTGCCTTGATCGTCGGCTTGCTCAGCGGCCAAATCGATGAGACCCGTGAGCTCGTTGTTCTTCATGTGGGGCAAAGCCGTCCACCGCACAAGCCCTTTGGGTATCGACGTGCGGTTGACAAGCTCGGGCAGCCATCCCGGCATCGCCGTGTCTTCGTCGATGTGGACGAGATTGACCTGCATACCCTGGAACTGCGACGGATCGCCCGCGCTGTTGGCCGCGTAAATCTGCCAGCCGTTGATAAGCTCGACCCGCGAAAACACGTAGTCGGCCCGCTTCGACCAAGCGATGTCCTTGATGAACCGCTTCGGTATGAGCGGCGGAGCCGGCCGCGATTCGTTTTCCCGGTCGAGGTCGCCCGCCATCCCTTGGAACGTATCTTCCGGGTCCCACGGCCGAAACACCCGCCATTCGCGAGTCTTCCTGTCGCGGATCATCTTGAACGCGCCGGGACGGAACAAATACTTGTGGATGACGCGGCCGATGTGCTGTTCGCCGTAGCCCACGCAGGCGATGATGCCGTTCTCTTTCGGGTATTTGTTGTAGGGGTCTTGGCCAGTCGCCGCCCTTGCGTCTTCGACAAAGCCAGCCACGGACCCGCCAGCCTGGTTGCCCTTGAGCAATACCACCTGCTTAATGCGGCTGCGGTGGAGCGCGTCCTGGAATGGCAGGGGGCGGTAGATTCGCAGCGCTTCCGTTTTGCGGCGAGCGACTTCGGCCGTCGTGGCGGCATACTGCTTGGCCGCCTGCTGGGTCACGCCGCCGGCCGCGATGCTGCTCAGAAAGCTGCCCGTGGACGCGTTAGGTCGCGGAGGCACTGTCATGCGACACCTCCGGGGATGGCAACGCGGCGGGCTTGGTTTTTTGTTGCAAGATGGCGGTCGCTTGCTGCTCGTGAAGGCGAACCAAGTCCTCGTCCGAGAGCATGTCGAGCGGCACCGTGGCATACCCGCTTTTGACGACATTGGCCGACATCGTCGCGGTGAGCCGCAATAGCGACAGACGCGCCGCCGATCCTGGACCGGCCGCGAGAAACTGCGCCATCAAGTGGTCGGCAAAGCCTGACGCCCCGCCGAATCTCGCCATGATCTCCTGGTACACCTCGGCTTCGTGCGGAACGTCCGTGCTGCGACGCCTGTCCGCCGACAGCGAACGCAAGAGCGTGAGAGCCTGGGAGTCGAGCGATTCGGATATCTCGTCCACGCCGGCCTGAAGATTGCCGCTCGATGGCGACGCCAGCGCGTTCTTCGTGTCTTCCCGCTGCTCCTTCCGGCATGTCTTGCATGTCGTCCGAAAACCGTCCGGCCCATCCCGCTTGCGGTCGAAATGGCTGGCGGTGAGCGGCAGGGTGAAGTTGCATTTGTCGCATGTCCTAGTCTCAGACACGGGCGCCTCGGCGAGACAGTGTTGGGTTGATCGTGTGCCACAAGCCAAACATATCAACGCCAACGACATTGCAAACGATATTCGCAGCAACACGCAGCGAAATGCACAAGAGCGCCGCGTAATGCACAAGCTACTGGCCAGCCGGCCTGGACGTCATGTAATGATTGAACCACGACCGGCCAATGTCGGAGTTGAGCAGTTGCTCGATCGGGATGCGCTCATTGCCTTGGAAGCCGAGTTTTTTCGCTCTTGCTGTTGGGCCAAAGGCTCCGTAGCGGGCGGCTTGCTGTTCAATCCATGTGTAAGGAATAGCCGCTCCGCTGGGTCCGGCAATGTAGCCGCGAGGCAGACTGTCCGTGCGTCGCTCAAGATACGCATTTACCTGCGAGTCAGCCTCGCGAGGTGTTTGGAATTGGTCTTGGTTGATGCTTGCGCCGTATTCCATTCTTGCGTGAATCGGAACCGTCTTTTGCATTATCGATGGTGCAAACTCCAGGCTAAGCTCTTCCATCAATCGCTGCCGCGGGTCGCTTGTTGCGCGATACGACTCCATTTGCATGTGTGGAAACAAAAATCGCCGATGTTGGTCTGCGTGATACAACTCGTGCGCGTGCATCGAGTTGCGCTGGCTATACGGATGACTTGAAAAAACTGCGACGGGCTTTCGTGTTGCATCATATGCTGCTTGATAATAGGCGAAACTCTTCGAAGGATCGTCGCTGCGTCTCCTTT